CTAAATCTAATTTACTTGCTTCTATACCAAGCTGTGCTTGTTTGTAGGAATTTAAATTTCTAAAACCATTAAAGATCGTACCATTAACAGAAAAATTGAACCGTCCATTAAAATTGGTGGTATACCCATTGCCTCTAAAATTATTCTTTCATTTGCTTTTATTGATTCTTGAAAGTCTAATTCTCTAAAATTAATTTGTGACATTGGCTCTACTTCTAGTCCTCCGTCTAATATAAGAGGCCTTCTGCCTCCTGTGTTAGGATTATACCTAATACTCCAGGCTTGTAGCATTCTTTCTTTAATTTTTTCTGAAAGAGTATTAGGACTTTTTAGTACTAATCCTGGAACTGCTCCATTTCTAAAAAAGTTATCTTGAAACTTTCTCATACTACCTAGTAATTGCATTGTTCTATATGCTGGTTTTAATCTAGGTGTACCTCTATAAATGGATTTAAAACTGTTTTCTTTAATATGAATAATCTCATTGACACTATAGTCAATGCTGTTATCAAAACTATATTTCTCTACATATGTATTATCATCTGAATAGATTGTGACTTTTTCGGCAGGTAAGTGATATAAATGAGCACCATCGAAGTAAATAAATATATTTCCATCAATAAGTAAATCAATAATTAAGTTTCTTTTAAAAGTGCTAATATCCTGAAAAGGATTTGGCTCTTTATTAAGTAATTGATCAACTTTTACTTTTCTTATATTCTTTATAATATTGCTAGTATCTTGTCTTTGGTTTCCAACACTGTAAGGAATTTCTGACACATCGTCAACAATCATATTAACAGCACGATTAACTATCTCTAGTTGTTCATATGCATTTCTATAGTTAGTGACAACCTCTTGGCTGTCTATCGTCATACCCTCATTTCTGGATATAACGTATTGAGACGGATTGAGTTTTTCCTCAGTATCCCGTCTTCCTAATATAAAATCATACCATGCCATGTTTGTTTCTCTGTTTTTCGACCCATCTTTCTTGTTTCTCTGCTGTGATTAGTTTGGGTCGCTTTCCATAAATTGAATGTAATCTTAAATGGTGCTGATGACAGAGAGTAACTGTTTTATCATAAACTTCTTCATAGTTCTCACCGATAAACTGCTCTCGAATCTCTAGTATGTCTTGCTCTTTTTCAATATTTAAATTATGTTTACGTATCCAAGTTTCTAGTAGTTCGGTTAAGCCATTATAATGGTGAAAATCTAAGTTGTCCGTTTTTCCGCAAATGTAACATTCGCTTTCTTTCTTATATTGTGATTTAGCTTTATCTCGTACGTATTTAACTAAATCTCTTTTAAATTTCATATCTAACTCTTAATAAGAATTATAACAAAAGTTTATACCAAAAGTCAAGAACTGTTTTTCACTGGTGTTATTAAAACGAGGTGGCTGTTGTTTCAAATGTATAAATTGCATACCTAATAGCATCTGCCATATGAGATGCTCCGTCATGTTTTGGTCTTTCTTTCATTAAATTGGGATTTGGATCCCATTGATATTGGTCAAGTGCCATCAAAGATTCTCTACAACTTTGATGGACTATAAGTTGATCATTATCTACCACACCTGCTACTTGTCCAATTCCATCTAATACGGACTTTTTAGCGTTTATAGTACTAATGTCATAATTTTGTGCAAAATCAAATCTAGTTTGTTGAGCTGCGGAGTCTATATAGATATAATCTATGTCCCACTTTTGAATTAACTTTCTTATTTGAGATGCGTGTTGTTCTGTTGTTCTTTCTGAGTCTAAATATTCATCGACTAAATAGTATTTTTCTTCGTCCCAATCGTAAGCAATAACACAGAAAGCTGTTGGATCTTTATAACCTACATCAAGCCCTGCAAACACATCCATATTTCTAGTTTCGAAATCAGTTAGGTCAGCAATACATTGTTCATGATTAAATGCCCATATTTGACCCTCATAAACATTAAAGTCTGCCATATATTCTTGTTGAAACTCTGCTTCGGACATTGTTTTTCTAGCTTCTTTAATATCTGCTTCTGAAACACGAGGATTTTCATGATAAGTAGCTTTGATAGCTGCCCATTCTGGAAACTCTTCAGAATACCCTCTATAATAAAACTCTGCAAAGTAATTATTTCTACCCCTTGGAGTAGATATAAAAATTGCTTTGGAATTGTCTTTATCTAATGTGGGTCGAAGTGCGACGTTGAAAGCATCTCTGCCATCGGTGAGGGCCGCTTCGTCGAATATGATAAGATCGTATGATCTCCCAACCACTGAGTCCACCTGATTAATCGAACCCATACGGATAGTACTATTGTTCGATAGTTCAATAACTTTGTCTTTTGCATTGTCTCTTATTACCTCTAAATCAAAATGTTTTATTAAACCTCTTTGTAAATCAAAAGAAATTTGTGATAAAGAATAGTTTGGAGACATCAACAGCACGTGGCTATCTGGTACTAGACAAACAAGTTGTCCGATTATATTTGATATATAAGTTTTGCCCTGCCTACGTGAAACAGCGGCAGTTACAAATCTATATTTAGGGTTATTGATTGCATTGATAATTGCAGTTTGTGATGAATTAGGGGTTATACCTAATAAGTCCATGTATCCTTCTATAGGAAGTTTAATAAAACGCGTTTCTGCGTCTAAATCCATTAGAAACTTTGATTCTATATCTGCTCTACTAATATCAATCAATGTAAAGTCTCAAAGTCAAATGGATTATCGGGATCGTCTGCGCTCAATATTTCATTATCTTGAGCCAGCCTGTATAAATAGAGGTAGGCGCTACAGACTTTTGCATACTGTATCTCCACGGGAGATACATGTTTTCCTGTCACTTCCTTTTCAGTAATTTTCATCAAACTACTTTGAGTGTGAACTTGCAATTCGTCTAGCCACGCCTTTCGAGTGTCAATTGTAGGTATTGTCATCTTCTTCTTTTTAATCCTCTAGTATATTTTTGTGATTTTGGCGGCATCTTTTTAGACCCACCTTTACCTGCCCAGAACACTTTATTAGCCCAGTATGCCGCTGAGGACTTACCTTTTCTAATATTTTTTGCGTGTCGAGCTTTGAAGCTTTTACGGGCTTCAGGACTGTAATTATGCCCCATGCCTTGTGCACCAAATCGTATGATTTTTACCTTTCCTCCAACTCTTACAGCTACTACAGCTTTCTTAGTTCGATGTTTAGGTGTTCTTTTAGGTTTATTCAACCCTGTTAGTCCAGCTTTTTTAAGCCTTGCTTTTTCTCCTTTTGTCAGTGCCATCTTTTTTCTTTTTCTTCTTACGCGGTTCGGCTATGCCACTCCAGATAAATAATTGTGCGTAAGCTTTGCCTATATTTTTAGTAATAAGCTATCTTCTTTTCTTTAATATTCTGCCAACACTTTTCTTACCAAATTTTGCTTTCTTTGGGTTTAAGGTTTTTCCGTATCTGGGTCCGACACCTTTGGGTGCGGCTGAATATCTGAACGCCTCAATACTGTTAGGGTTTTTAGTATTTACTGTTGTCCCTGCAGCTGCGTTCATGTCTCTTGTAACTCCTCTTTTGAGTTTATGTTTACGAATCTTCTGAGTAGCATGTACTCCAGTAGGTCCGCTTAAAAATCCGCCTCTTGCCATGATTTTCTCCTATTTGCTTGCACTATTAGTGCCATTTTTTAAGTAATTTGTTAACTTTACTTTATTGTGCACAGTGTCAGGCAACTTTAAAAGTTTCCTAACTTTTCTATTTTCTTCTAGTTTATTGGTTGTTTTTGAAACCAACTGTTCTAAAAGATTGTTGATTATATGGAGTTCCTTAATAAAGGTATCTCTATTCATACTCTCCCTTACAGAAGACTAACGTTTTTTACGAGTAGTTCTCCTCTTTTTGCCTCTTTTAGCAAAGGTAGAAACCATCGTTGGTTTTCCACCTGGATTTCCAGCTTTTCTTTTTCTTGTAACTGCGGAACGAATCTGTGCCTTTGTCATTCTTCTAGCTTTACTTGCTGGTACACACTTAGGGTATCCCCCGGCTTTTTTGCCTCTTGCTGATTTACGTCCACAGGGGGAGTATCCTCCGCCTTTACGAGGTCTGGATATATCTACCCAGCCTTCTTTGAACCATTTTGTTAATCCGCCTTTCGGTTTAGCCATTTTGTGTTTTGTTTTCTGCTTCCATCATTTTATCTTTGATATCAACAGACCCGTCCCAGTTTTTATCTTTTCCTGAAACAATATTCCAAAGTTGTATAAACTTTGTTTTTATAAAATCAATCATCTTTTCCTCTTCCTTGGAGTAGACATTCTATATCTTCCACCCCGTTTTTTATAAGTTTTGACTAACCAGCCATTAGCATATGCAGAGGGATAGACTTTAAATTTACGTCTTGCTTCTGCTTTTACTCTTGCATATAACTTAGGGTTAGTAGGTACAGGTTTCTTTTTTGCTACTCTTCGTCTAGGCATTACTTTTTCTTTTTCTTTCTTTTCAAGATTGCTGCTTGTAAAGCCTTAGGTAGTTTCTTCTGAGCTGCTGTTAAGCCTCCCATTGACTTTTTCTTCTTTCCACCTTTTTTCTTTTTCTTTGGTCTACCGACCTTCGATCCATAAGTTCCTTTACCCTTCGGCATAGTTATCTCCAATGTCCGTCTGGACACTCTGCCCATCTTATTTTTGTTTTGAGGGGCATAAAACACCCACATTCTTTACAAGTTTTCCATACTTTGTTGAATTTTGGGCACTTTTTACAAATATCGTAACGATTTTTGTGACTTTTCTTGTCTGTAACCTTTATAATCTCTAGAGTCATCTAAGAGATTTTGGTGTTTTTTGTCTTTTCTGTCTTTGTAGTTGCTTTTTTCTAGCTTTTAATATTTCGATTCTAGGGCTTACTACTTCGTTATCTACAGTAGCTTTGTCTTCTACTGCACTTGCGTTTTCTATTGCTTCTTTAATATCTTTTTTCATTTTGTCAACCTAGCGTAAGCGATTTCAGCATCTTCTTTTTTAGCAAAAGAATGTTTTTCCCCTTCTAGTATAAAACTCCATAAAGGTCTTTTTCCTGAATCATCGTAATTAAATTTTTCTTTTTTCATTTTAGGCGATTTTTTAATATCTTTTTTTGTATATTCCATTTCCATTGTTTTCTCCTAGTGTAACTGTGACATTGCTATTATAAGTCCGCATCCGCCAACTATTATTGCTCCTGCGCAACTTATTAATATAGTCTCTATTCTTTTTACGTTCTCGTCCATATCGTCGAAACGTTTAAACGCAGTCTTCCACCGCTCAGCACATACTGCTTCATGTTTAGCCAAGTCTGCGGCTACTTTTTCTGCGTCCATTGAGTTCTCCCTAAATCTTTGTGTTGAGATCTTCTCAACTATTTCTAAATTATACCAAAAATACTACCGAAAGTCAAGTACTATTTTTCGATGGTATATATTTTAACTGGTTCGGACTTTCCTTTGACCGTAACTTCGTCTAAGAATTTGTAGTCATATCCGTCTACTAGACTGTACTCAGATATGATTAAGTCCGTGTCATAGTTCTTACAGCTAGACTCTAGTCGAGCAGCAAGGTTGACAGAATCGCCAAGCACACTGTAATCGAAGCGAGTACTACTACCAAAGTTCCCCACCACGCATAAGCCTGTATTGATTCCAGCACCTGTATTAATTTGATCAAGGCCTTCCTCTTTAAGTGTTTCATTTAATTCTCCTAGTGCTAGTCTCATTTCGAGAACAGCCTTTGTAGCGTTGTTAACTTGATCTTCATCATCAAGTGGTGCTCCCCAAAATGCCATTATACAATCACCCATATATTTATCGATTGTTCCACCATGTTTGAGAATAATCTCAGTTTGGTTATCAAGGAAGCGATTAATGAGAGCAGTAAGTCCTTGAGGGTCTTTTTGATATTTTTCTGAAATTGGTGTGAATCCTCTGATATCAGAAAAAAGAAAAGTCATACGTTTGGTCGACCCACCCAATCTCAGTAATGTTGGGTCTTTCTGTAATTTTTTGACCAAGGCGGGACTTACGTACGTGCCAAATTGTTGTTTGATTTGAAGTTTCTGACGATACTCGGAAAGGAAACTCAGGAATGTATGGTATGCCCAAAACAAAACCGAGAGTATTACGATTCCGCTAACGTCAAACAAGTAAGAAGATTCATATAATTTCAGACCTGTGTAAAAAGAACCGCCAACTATTATTAGCAATGAGGGCAACGAGAACCATACGGATCTTGTTGCAAATGCAAGTAGTAATAAGGCGAGGAGTGTTCCTGCGATTTCTGCCCCAAGTACCCAAGTAGGTATAGAAGGAGCAGTGCCTGTAATAAGATTATGAAGAATGTTAGCTTGTATTTCATGTGGGTATTTCGCCCCCGCAGGGGTCGGCACCGGGTTGGTTATACCCTCTGCAGTCGTGCCGAATATAATAAAAGGTGCATCAATTGGATTCTTCATGAACTCTGCACCTGTTTGTTTGTAAAATTTAGTATTCCAATTTAACCAGATACGTCCATTTGCATCTGTGTTCATTAGTGGGTAACTTGGTACTCTAACCCAAGCTAAACCCTGTTCTTCTGTTTTTATTTGGTAGCTTGGGTCTCCTATTGCGACTCTTAAGAGTTCGAGTGCGAAGCTTGGGTAAAGTTTTGACTCTACGTTTACGACTAGGGGAATACGACGTGTGACCCCGTCTATTTCCGGCGTAGACGTTACTAGTCCGAGACCTTGAGCTTTTTCTTCGAGTACTGGTGCTGTAGGTAAAATTCCTGGGTATTTGAATAGCCATGGTGTTGGGTCTTCTCCTAACTGGGCTGTTCCCACGTGTGGGTTAGTTCCAGTAACTTGTGTCGATGCTGCGCTAGCAAGGACTGTTGGTTTGTACTGCATTCTCATTGCAAAGTAATCATCATAATCTTTGCCACGTAAGTCTGGATTCGGCATAAGAACCGTAAATCCATTTACAGCATTTGTAGATGTTATTAAGTCTCCGTAGAGTGATCTAGGAAGAGGCCAACCTCCATAGGTTTTAAGAAGTTCTTCGTCAAGATCTACAATAAGAATGTTTTCATTTTGTACTGGTTCGGTATTCATAATTAGATAGTCATAACCAATTAGTTCGACTCTTTGCATGATACCAGGATTCCATATAAGGAGTCCCATAAAAATTAGTATTGATATTAATTTATTCATT